AGTTTGAGTTTGTTTAACTTCAGCTTCCTGAACATCATTTTTCGGTTGATTAACCTGTGTGTCATCTGACATTGTTTTCTCCTATTTGTTTATATTGTTGATGTATCACTACTTTTTAATTAAATCAATATACCTGACTTATCAGGGTCATATCCAAATAATCCTATAATTTGTTTTTTTGACAATGGCTCATTAGTAGAAATAGCTTTTTTAACTAAATCTTTAAGTGTTTCTTCTCCATCTTCTGTTAAAGTGACAGTATCTATATCGTATTCTTCCCCAAATTTATCTACGTAAATACCCATTAATTCTTCTAAATCCATTATAATAAATTACTCCTTTCATATAATTCAGTAAAAGCTTTGGTTGTTTGTGGTGCGTAATAGTTCATAAGTTTTATATATATTTCTTTATTGTCTGTATTTGACAATGCAGTAAAATTGGCAAATGCTTCTGTGCTATGACCATAAGTAATTTTTCCATATCCTTTTTTGATAGTTTCTGTTGGAAAAAACCCATCGTAATATCCTAACTTGTGTCCAAAACCTATTGCATTGTTTGTAATTGCTCCAACATAATCTCCAAACATTGGGTCAAAACCTCTACCAGCATCTCTTGTTGAAGCTTTAAATGTTTCTCCATTTTTTAATTTTAATTTTAAAGGTTTTCCATATCTTGAAACAACCAATTTATATTTTATTGAAGTGACAAAATCTAAAGTTTGTGTTGTCATTGGGTCATAAGTAATTCCTTTTTCTCTCAATAATATTCTTACTTCGTTTTTATTTAATGGAAATGACTTTTCATTTATAATGTCATCAAGATATTTTGTTCTAATTGCTAATCTTTGGTCAAATGTTTTACCTTGTGTTTTAGTTACTAAAGAATTTAAGTCATCTGTATATCCTGTTAAACCTACTTTAATGTTATCTTTTAAATTAACTCTATCTGCCATAATTTCTATTTGTGCAGAATTACTTAATTGAACTCTATTTTTACCTTTTCTTTCATCTACCACATCGTCAAATAATGTTTTTCTAAAAGATGTTGTCGAATAAACTACTCTATCAGGATTAGAAATAACTTTTTTTGCTATGTCTTTTTTGTCTAGCATTATGTTTCCAATATTGTGGTCAATCTTGTGTCCAAATTCGTGTGCATATACTCGTCTTGCTCTAAGATTATTTTTAATATTAAAATCACTTAAATTAATCTCATCTGTTGATGGTCTATAAAAAGCATTATCTCCTCTAAGTTTTGGCATCTTTGGAGACTTAGGTATTTTGCTAATAGTTCTTGTAAAATTTGTTGCTACAGTTCCAAAAGCTAATGGAAGATATGTTCTTTCCTCATCTGATATATTTCCAAATATTGAAGTTGTTGGTTTTGTATCTTGTTTAGAATCTTTCAAAAGTGTAGATGAATCTTCTCCATCATCTTCATACCAATCAGGATTAACATAACTAAACTGATGTCTGCAATTATATCCACCTCTAACTATCATTGGATTGCCACCTTTTTTACCTGACCAACTTCTACTACCCCAAATGTCTTGTATCTCTGCTATTGTAAATAAACCATTCTTTCTTTTGTTAAGCTGACCACTTACCATTCTTCTACATAAGTCTCTTGTTGTTGGTATTACATCTCCATAGTATTTAACAAATGTAAGTCCAGCATCTTTTGATTTATTAAAGTTTAATGTAGCATCAAAGTCTCGCAAGGAATCATTAAGTATCTGACCAGCATATCTTTTCATGTTCTCGCCTGTTCTAGTTCTTGCGTATTTACTTTGTAATTGTTTGATAGCTGAATCTACTCTACTTTTTAATCTTGGATTATCTCTGTTTCTTTTTACATAACTGACCAATCTATTTACTGCTGGGTCTCTTGAACTTGCATAAATACCATTAATAGATTCTCTTAGTTCTTTTTCTAATACTGTAAATTCAGTTCCAACTAATGTGTTTTGATATACTTTATCTGATAATATTCTTGTAAAATTATTTGATACATCTTTAAACTGTGTGTAATATTGTTGCTTTAAATTTTTAACTAAAGCTAAATCT